CAGTTCTTCAGAGAGTGGCACGAGTAGACCAAAATCATAAAAGACAAGTTTCCCTTTGGGTGAAAACCCCAAGTTACCCGGGTGTGGGTCAGCATGGAATATACCATTGTCCATAGTTTGAATAACGTATGCGTTTATCAGGGCTTCACATATCTTCTTCTTATTCACTTTGGGATCTGTAATTTCAGTCAACTTTACTGAAGGTACATATTCCATTACAATCATCTCATCGGTCGAATACTTTTTATACACTCTTGGAACTTTTACCCAATCAACATCTTTCATACTTTTTCGAAACTTTATAGCATTATCAATCTCTTGATTATAATCAGCTTCTCCCAAAAGATATTCTATAGACTCATCGAGAACTGAACCTGAACTGTTCCCCGTATCGATACCAATTTTTTCCAAGGTCTGTACAATCGTCCGTATAGTGTCGGTATCTTCCTTCATAATATCCAGAATTCCCGGGCGTTTTATTTTTACAACAACTTTTTGACCGTTTTGGAGTACAGCCATGTGGACTTGACCGATACTCGCGGATTTAAATGGTACAGGGTCAAATTCTTTGAAAATTTCATAATCTACAATGGTCTCAAATTCCACGGGTGGGACATCATCTTGAAGTGATTCCAATTCTTTTGTAAATTCAGGAGGGTAGAGGTCCCCTCTCGTCGAAGCGATCTGACCTAATTTTACAAATGTTGGACCAAGATCGAGGAGTTCTCCTTTTGTCCATCTCCCTAATACCGCTTTATCTTTTACAACTGTATTTTTCCATAGAAACTTACCTGCAAACTTCCATGTTTTCAACTTTCTACTAGGAAGTTTGATTGGTACGTGTTGAGCAACACATAACATTCTACTTTCTGTAAAGTTTTTTATTTTATTAAAATACCTAATTTTTTTATATTTCCTAAAAGTAGAATGAAGGTTCATATAATTGGAGCTGGTCCAACCGGATTATCTCTCGCATGGGAAATTTTACATAGTGGTGGTGATTATGATGTTACTATTTATGATAAAAAGGTATCAGCTGGTGGCTCCTGGTGGGAACCCAGTGAAGGTGATAGAGACCTCCATGCGCATAGACTTTTATTTGATAAAGCATTTGTTAATTTCAAATCTCTCATCGATGAAATGAATATTGAATGGGATGATCTTTTCACAAAGGTTGAAAGATTTGAAACTTTAAAAATTATGTTTAATTCGTTAAATTTTATTGACTATATAACACTATTAAAACTTTTTATTAAAGTATATACGTCACCTACAAAATATAAAGGTGTATCACTTAAGAATGCTATTGGTTCTCTTAGCAAAAAAGGTGAAGAATTTATTGAACACCTTACTTTGATCATGGACGGTGTAACATGGAATACTATGTCTGCATATGAATTTGTAAAAAATTTGGATCATGTAGGGTTATCCGACATTTATACACAGAAAGTTTCTGGTAGGGTGATGTGTGATGCTATGGAAAACGCAGTTTTAGATGCTGGTGCACAATTTGTATTCGAAACAGAATTATTAAATGTAACATACGGTGAAGATGACTTTATTGCGACATTTTCAAATGAACTAATCATTGATGATGGATTACTTTTTCTATGTTTAGATAATAGTCCCGCTCTTAATATGCTTGGTGACAATTGGGGACCAGATGCAGATAAAAAACTTCGGATGAGTACATATGGTGCTATAAATGTACTTCTCGATTATGATACACAAATTGAAATTAAAAATGATTTAGAAGTGGCTATGGAAACGAAATGGAACTTACAACCCAAAGTTCTTTCGGATCATAAAACAATATCATGTGTTATATGCGATCTCACAGAAGAGATTATTAGTACAAATCCAGATAGACTCATAACAGAAGTCATATACCAACTTGGTGTCCCCGAACCAATAAATGCGAGAATTGGGTGGGGGTCTGAATGGAAAGACGATAAATGGGTATTCTCACAATCATCTGGTGTTCTTAGCCTTTATGGACAGCTTCCATTTTTCGGAAAATGTTCAAAAGTTGCTATGTGTGGTATGATGTCTCCCCGAGAAACACCTTATTCAAGTATTGAAGCCGCCACGGAAGTTTCACGATCTCTAAGTCATTCCTATTTTGGTACCAGAAAACCACTTAGACCACCTTTACTATCACAAGTTTTACTCTTTATACTTACGTTACTTATAGTTTTAATTCTTATATATCGTAATAGAAATCAATGAAATTAAATGTCACTATTCATGAACCAATGTATGATTTTAACGATAAAAAATATATTAGATTTATAATTTCAGAAACCATGCATGATACTATATCTCGAATGCATGTAAATAAGATGCACCTTATAAAAAATCAACATATCGATAATCCTTTAGATGGTAGAATATTAACAGTTAAAGTGCCATTCCGTTATAGGAGAGTGATGTGTGAAGTACTTGGACGTCCAGTTCAGTCTCTTATAAAAGGGGATATTGTGAAAATAGATATAGAATTCAAAGGTGTGTGGAATGTTGGGAATTATTCCGGAATTTCTTGGAAATTAAACTCCATTAACGCAGAGCTCTGATCTCATCACAGAATTCAGTACTATGCTCTTCATTATTATGCTCTTCATTATTAGATACTGGATGTGTAATTTCATCGATTCCAGCTGACTTAAATCCACGGAATGTAAGTAAACAACCTTCTAGACGAAGAATTTCTTCTGCTAAGTTTTTTTCTTGATCTTTCATCTGTTTAATATTTTCCCCGAGCTCTCCGATGTTCTTGTTAATACGATCGATATTCTTTTGTACATTAATTGGTTCAGTGGATCCCATTATAATCATATAAAGCTTTCAATCTTTAAGTTATTATAATGACCTCTTTGACTAGGACTGGATATCTAGTTGATACTGGTCCGATATCAGAAATTAAAAAGGAGCTTACCGTAAGAGCAGTAGTAAATGGAGACTATGGGTTTCCTCCACCGCCTTTCAAGGTTTTTAGACCAACAAAGAAAGGAATCTGTGTACCCAGATTCTATGGAACTACTAAACTTGGGGAACCAAAGGATGATCGGAGACCTCAACCAACCCGGATCAAAACCAAATTCGTTGGACAGCTCAGAGACACCACACACCAAAATGAAGCACTCGCAGCAGCAATTAAAGCAGGGCATGGTGTCCTTTCTTTACCATGTGGGTACGGCAAAACGACGGTATCCCTGGCCATAGCGTGTAAGTTGGGATACAGGACCATGATCGTGGTACATAAACAGTTTCTAGCGGATCAATGGAGAGAGCGTATTCAACAATTTTGTCCAAGTGCTACGATTGGTGTCGTACAACAGAATAAAAAGGAAGTCGATTGTGATTTTGTCATCGCAATGCTCCAATCATTGTCCCTCAAAGAATATTCATTTTCAGATTTTGAGAGTATTGGGACACTCATTGTAGATGAGGCACATCACATATGCGCAAAGGTATTCAGTCAGAGTCTCTTCAAGATGTGTCCACGTCATATTTATGGACTTTCCGCAACACCTGAGAGGAAGGATGGACTCACGAAAGTACTTCACTGGTTCATGGGACCTACGTTCTTCTCAGTTGAGAGAGAAAACCAGGAACAAGTTGAGGTGTTTCAAATTACATTTGATTCCCCAAATTACAGGAACCCACCACCGTCAATGCGAAACGGAAAGATCTCTATGCCCAACATGATTACAGAACTTGTGGAAGATCGCCAAAGAAATAGGATGTTGGTTGAGTTGGTAAAAAAGGCTTCCATGGGAACGAGACAACTTTTGGTGTTGAGTGACCGCCGTCAACATTGTGAGTTTCTTCATCAGTGTTTCCCGAAGACATCTGGACTCTACATGGGTGGCATGAAAGAGGCTGCTCTCCAAGAATCATCAAAAAAGAAAATTATCTTCGCAACGTTCAGTCAAGCCCACGAGGGTCTAGATATACCAACCCTTGACACTGTGATTTTGGCTTCCCCTAAGTCTGATATTACCCAAAGTATTGGAAGAATCATGAGAGAAACGAAAGGAAAAAAGAATAATCCACATATCTACGATGTTCACGACCCCTGGTCTATTTTCACATCTATGTATTACAAACGACTCAAAGTATATAAACAAGGTGGTTTTAACATCCACGGTAAATTGATCGAAGAGACGAAGAATGACTTCCCTCAGGGAAAGTGTCTGTTTTTATAATCTGAATATCTATTAAATGTCTGGTGCATTAATACAACTCGTAGCAAAAGGTGTTCAAGATATGTATCTTACAAGTGATGAGGGGCATTCATTTTTCCGTATGAAATTTACTCGTCATACAAATTTTTCACAGGCTCCAAAGTTTATAAAAAATGTGACAGAAACTGATAATAGTATAACGATCCCAGTACTAGGTGATCTTATAAATTGTATATGGTTTGAAGGAAATGATATAAATTCAAATGTTTCTTCAAATTTACTTTACAATTCCACTATAGATTTATTTATCGGGGGACAAAAAATAGATTCTCAACATTATGATTATTATGCTGATATATGGCCCAATTATTTAGCTGATACTCACACTAAGTCACAGGAACTAAATAATAAGACGAGTCTTTCTAATCGTAATTTTCAACCACTTCATTTTTTCTTTTGTGATCATGGTGCATTTATCCCATTAATATCGCTTACTCACCATCAAGTTGAAATAAAAATTAATTTTGATGAAAAGAGTCTTATAGGATATAGTGATGCACAGAAAAATATTAAAGTTTACGGTAATTATGTATTTTTAGACCAAGAAGAACGTGAATCACTTGTAAAAAGGCAATTAGATTTTGTTATCACACAGACGCAAAGAAATGAATATCCTTTACAAAGGGTTGATAATAATAATTCGGATTCAGGTGGATATAATGACCTAGATTTATCTCCCTTCAATCATCCAGTCAAAAGTCTATTTTTTGGTATGAGTGCATCTCATATCGATCCAACTAACGACCGTTTCACATTTCGAACTGCTGATATACAAGTGAATGGTACAACGTTAATTGAAAATATGTCACCAACCTATTATCACACAGTACAAAATTATTATAAGTCTAAATACGGTGTTTCAGATTTCAACGTTACTACACAGGATCTAATGTATACTCGATTCTTTGCGTATCACTTTTGTTTAAACGCATCGGATTATAATCCATCGGGTACTTGCAATTTTAGTAGGTTGGATAATGCAAAATTAATAATACGTGGAACAGAAACCGGTTCGTTAAGATCATCTCAAGAACATATGTATGTAATTGCAACAAATTATAACGTCTTGAGAATTAAAGATGGTTTAGCTGGAATTTTATTCGGTAATTAATGTATATGGGTAGAACAGTTCGGTTCGACCAGGTCTATGTAGCAAATTTAGACTCAGAGCCAGTCGAACAAGAACAACTCACCGGTGTAAAAAGTATTTTAACAAATGAAATCGAAGCTGACGAAATTGTATTATCTCGATTAGGTATATCAAATACATCACCATCGAAAGAATTTTCACTTAGTGACAAACTATTCATGGATTCAAGTGGTACATACACAGTTGAATGTAATGGTTTTATGAAATCTACTCGATTATTTGCAGATGAACAGATATCTATAGGTGTCGAAAATCCTAGTTATGCATTTCAGGTAAATGATTCAGTAACGAATACCAGGGTACTTTCGATTGACACAGAAGGTCGAGATATTCTTTATGTAGAAGGTAATACGGTATCAACCAATATTATAGTGGAACATAACTTATTAACACGTGATGCAAACGTGATTATAAATGGTAAAGAAGAAAACGCAATCACTGTTTTGACAAATACATATTCCACAAATGTGTTAATTGGAAATGAACTCCGAGTTGGTGATACTATGTCATTTTTCGCAAATCATACAAGTGGGAATGTATTAGTATTGAGTGGTAATGTAGTCATCAATCCAGGTGATTTATTTGTTACAGGTAATTTACACATCCTAGGCAATGCGTTTGTATCTGATACAGCAACGTATATAAAAAATGAAGATTTAGTTGTTAGTCAGTCAGTTATACAAATGGGTGATGGTAACGACGGTGCAACGGAGCCGGGTTTAATAATGACACCTGGTAATTCGTCGAATGTTGCAATTGCTTTTGTAGATGATGGTACCGGTACCGGTAAAGACGAGTTGGCAATGTTCAGAACTGATGATTCAGCTCTTGATGGTGGATCATTATCTTTCAGTAGAATCGCGAGTGAAACTCTTAATCTCCATGTATTTGGTGATATATATACTTCTTCTAATATCGGTGCTTCAAATATTAATCCTATACATGATTTATGTGTCGGAGATAAGTTTTTTGTAGATACTTCGAGACCAGAAATTTCAAATGTTCTAGAAGTCAATGGTTTTACGTATACTAAAGGTCTCAAAATTGGAAGTCTGGGATTACAGGTTGGAACAGCAGTTACGGTAAATCCATTAGGTATAGCCAACCCACAAGCATCTGTAATAAGTATAAATGGTAATATTCAAGCTAAAAGTATAAGAACATCTGGTGCAGACGGGTGGCTCTCTGGTATAGCAAATGTATTACCGATTGATACACTTGATATAGGACCAACTACTGCACTTGGTACAAGAATAACATCTAATTTGTACGATGGTAATACATGGTATGTATATGGTAACACATACACATCTAACTTATTAGCTGGGGATGTAAGAATAACCAAAAACATCCGAGTCGGTGGACCTGGTAATGTTTCAGATAACAACCAATATAACCTAAAATCATCCGGGGAGCTTCTTATTCACGCGAACGATTCTGTTGTAAATGAAACCGCTAATAATTTAACATTACGATCTGGATCTGATCCTAATAAAATAAGTGAAATTTCTATAGCATCATCAACAACTGACCCCATTCATCAGAATATAAACATGAAAACAAATAATACAAGTCGTATTAAGATTACAAGTGATGGTAAAATTGGAATAAACACCACTTCTCCTCAATATGGATTAACTATAGCAACACCTGTACAAATCCTAAAAGCTAATACATTCACAATAGGAAATGTATGGGGTTCTAGCGATCAAACTTCTATACAAATGCGTGTAAGACCCGAAATCGGTGACGCATTTTTAGAAACACACGTTGCACCCGGTAAGGGTTTGAAGTTTGGTGTATCCTCTACATCTATTATGGGCAACCCGAAAATGTTCTTGTCTGATACGGGTAATTTAGGCATAGGAACCACCTCACCAGATGGCGCTATTCATACAAATAATGGAACGATGTATGTTAACGATCAAGTTACAAATAATAACAATTTCGACCATACAACAATTCCTTTAGTTGTCACAAATAGAAATTTAATCAATTCAATTGATGACGTACAACCTACACTAGCTTTATGCAGAGATTCGACCAGTGGTTTTGGTGCCAAGGCTTTATTTGCTATGACAAGATGGCAATCTGGTGGATCTAGGACACGAGTGGATTTAAAATTAGCACATGACACTTATGATGACGTAAACCTCGTATCATTCAGAAGTGATGGTCGAGTTGGAATAGGAATTACAAATCCATCATCCATTTTACATGTTGACGCAATAGGTAGTTATAACCCACAAAATAACGGCATAAATGTATTAAATCGGGTAAGTGGATCGGGTAATGATTCTATTATAACGACGACTGTTCAGACAGCATCCGGTGACGCCTTTTCAGTTTATTCAGATACTGATAATCAGGGGTGGTCGATTGGTTTAGATAATAAAACCGGTGATAGAAATTTTAGGATCACAAATAATGTATATGCTGTATCAAATGTTGAAGATACTTCTATATTTATAGATGGTATTACCAGTAATGTAGGTATAGGTACAGACAAAACTCTAGCAAAACTTCATGTAATGGGGGATGTTAGAATTTCTGATGTTCTTTCATTTTCTGGTGTTACTAGCGATGATGGTGGTTTGAGACACCATACATTTTTTCAAGAAAAGAAATATGATAACGAGGGTAAATCCGAACTTTTTATATTCAAAGGTAATGATGGTCAATCTCAGGAATTCGGGGGACCAGATCATATCCGTTCGGTGGCGGGAGCTCACAAATTCCAAGTGTATGATAATCAAACTGGTCTAGACCAAGGTGAGCTAGATGATATAATTTCAGATACCGCTATTCCTAACAAATTTCAAACAATTCCAGTGATGGAAATTACTGGCACCAGACGCGTTTTAATAAGAACAGACGATGAATCTATCGTTTCATCGGGTACAGCTTTATATGTGAATGGTGATATAGAAGTCCCTCTTGAGCAGCGTATTAGTACAGGTGGTCTTACATTTAGTTCCGATACAGGTGATACCATCAATGTTATAAACAGTGTAAGTGAAAATCGCGACTTAATAATTAGAAATAAAAATAAAGAACAGTTTCGCATTAAGAAAACAGGTGAAATTGGAGTTGGTATAAGTTCCCCATCTTCTAATCTACATGTATACAACCCAGGTACTGGTGATGTCAATCCTTTCATAATTGAAAGTGCCGGACCTGGAAGTGGGTCTAATTCAACTATAATGCGTTTATATAAAGGAGATGGGTATGGTGGAATTATAAAAGGTTATAGAGATCTAGATGCAGATCATTCGGGTATCATAATAGGTACCGAATACGACAACTCAGTTGCAGATGTAATCAAGATAAATAACTTAGGAAATGTCGGTATAGGTGCTACGTCACCCCAAGCTGGTTTACATTTAGTTGATAAGGATATACGAATACAGAGTACAGTAGCAACATCCAATGCAACCATAGAATTTAAGGGAACTACATCGTCAACGTCATCCAATATATATAACGATTCACGTACTGGAAATGTGTATGTTGATCCATATGGGAGTACAGTTCATGTAAACGGTGATATTAATATAACAGGTTCTTTAGCCATCGGTGGAGATTTCGAACTTGGTAATCAGATAGGTATAAATTTAGGTAATATACCACCAGAAACAAATTTACATGTAAGAGGAAATACAATATTTAACGATAATGAAGTAGCATACAAAACATACTCGAAAAAATTTACATATGTTGGTGTAGGTAGTAAAAATATACAATTAATGTTCAATAAATCTATATTCTCATGTAAAGTTGTAGCCATGTTACGTAAAGTAGATGGTGGATCTGTTTCTGATATAAGTACTCTTGTACTTGAATTACAAGGTGGTACAAGTGATGGAACATTATCCAATTATAACATAGCAGTTGGACACCTAAATATATATGGTAGAGAAAATAGCTCATACCCATGGGATCCAGTAATTACATCTGGGAAACGTGGTATAAGCTTGAGTCCGTTAAATCAAGATTCAGGTCGTCAATACGGGTATGACATATATGTCGAATTATTTACCGGGCATGGTGGAAAATTAGAGAAAATTACACGAGATCTTACAACTAATATTAACCTCGACAATGGGAATGGTGGACAAAATGAAATTACAACTTTTACTTATTAATTTTACCATTTAGGGAAAACCCAAAGGTAGAATCAATTTAAATAACTTTACGCCCTGACGGAATCAGAGACGGCTAAAAATAAAACGCCGGCAATGAAAGCCATGACGACGTAATTACATTCAGTTTCTTCTATACCCACTTCTTTGGGGGTATCTTTCTTTTCAACGATGGATTCTTTCTTCTGAATATCAGGTTCAATATCCTCCAAAGGACAATAACCTATCATTATTTATAATGTACTTAGAGATTAATTTCAGTTTTCTTTTTTCGTCTTGTTTTTTTGGTCTTTGAAGAAGTCACATTTACTTCCTTTACTTCCCCAGCCGTCGACTCACCTGATATAGACACAATATCCGAGAGATCGTCGTCATCTTCTTCTGGTTGAAATTGTTGTATGGCTGTATTCATGGGGGGTGGAGGTGGCATCATGATACCACCCATTAAGCTTGATATATCGACACCAGGACCCCTCATTTCATAGTTCCCTGTACCACCTACAGGGGCTGCATCTGCAGGACCCGAAGTAGACCTAGTTGTGTTCTGAACTGCAGACATCATATTTTTTACTAAATCTGGGTTCTGTTTAAGTACATCATTCATATTTGGAAGTGCACTCTTAAACATGCTATTCGTTAAGTGGAACATCATAGCAGAACCACCCAACATCATGATAAGTTTGATTTCTGGGGCGACACTGACCTTCGAGCGATACTTCACGTACAACTCCTCGAAAACACCATCGTAATCATCGACGCCTTCCATCACTGACTCCGACCACCCTTCAAGTTGAACCTCGAAGGGGTTGTATTTTTTATTTAAAAATTCCAACCCCGTTACACAAGCAACTAACATTCTCCTAGAAAACCTCACAGATTGTTCCACGTCAATACTGTACGTAATTCTCTTTACTTCCGACCTTAACTCATCAACATTAGAATAAGCACTCAATCGTTTATTAACAGCGAATCCCTTCTTTTCTAAACGACTCAACTTATTAATCAGATCCGCCTTTTCTTCGTCTATCGATGTATATCCCTTGGACGGCTGCTCCTCACCCTGAGAAGGTTTTTCATCGTATGCGGCATCATCGTAGAAATTCTGTTCAGATTCACCATAATCAATTTCTTCATCATTAGATGGTTGAGCTGGAGCAGATTGTTTGTTTGGGTTTACGAATGCATCTATTGCTTCCTGTTGTTGTCGCATTGGGGGTGGGGTGAAGTTTGATCTAGGTTTTTTTACAGGCTGGGGGCGGGGAACTTGAATTTCAATTTCATCCATCAATGCCTGTTCATCAGCATCCAATTTCATTACATTAGTGGTACCACCCCGGTCGAGAATAATTTCTTCGTCCATCTACTACCTACTTGGAAAGTATTCGGTATTCTTTAACGCAATTTTATAAAAAAATATATATCTATATTATAAATGTTTAAGCTTAATCACGCAAACCGAAATGGTTTAATATCTATAACTTTTTTGATCGCTGTTATCACTGTACTGACTCTTTTTGGAAACAAGAGTAAATATCAACCCAGACCAATTGTTATTACCCCAGTCACCGAGGACAGTATATTTGAATTAAAACCAGATATCAAATGCACCGCTGGACATGGTAAAGAAGGTGACATTTACAGCATGGGGTTGTCTCCAGGTGGGTTGTGTGGTTCTTCCAAAATCATCGGTGATCACGCCAGATACGAAATAAATGATGGTATTGGTGGATCTTTAATCTAAGTGTAATATATAATGGCTTTAGTCACTTCACCTCAAACTATCCCAGATTTGAATTATGAATATCATACAATTACAATTGACACAATTGGTCAAGGAAGTTCTAATAACTTCACATGCCACCTTCAACAACCCATTCGTAATGTAGTTCAGGCCAAACTTTTAGCGGCTCACATTCATTCAACTGTAGTAACAGAACATTGTTATATATCAATCGAAGAACTTGATTCTATATTTAACGATCGAGCCTCAAATGTTTTAATTGGACAGGGTGAATTAACCAGAGTTAGAGGATCTTTTGCTAGTGTCATCACATCAGATAAGACACATGAAGCTGGTGATTCTCTCATTACATTCCAAGATGAATACACAATTGCAACTCAATATATTAATCCAATTAGAAGTATAGATCGTTTTAGTGTTAAAATTAGAGATCAGAATGGAAACTTTATAAAAAATTCTTCCGTTTCTGGTCCTAATTTCTTAATTTTAAATTTTGTGTGTCGAAAAATGAATTTGTAATTTTCTCCATTTACTGTAGTATATAGTATGTCTTCTGGTATTGTCCAACTCGTCGCAATTGGTGCCCAAGATGAATATATTATCGGTAAACCGGAAATTTCGTTTTTTAGTACAACTTTTAAACGACATTCCAATTTTTCACAATCCGTCGAGAAGCAAGTCATACACGGAGATGTGAAAAATAATTCAATGTCTAGCGTTCGATTTGAACGCGCAGGTGACCTCCTTGGTTACACTTACCTTACAATTGATGATACAGTCAAGGCTGTTGATGTTTTGAGATGGGATAAACTTATTGATAAAGTCGAACTACTTATAGGTGGATCCATCGTGGATAGTCAGGATGCCATATTTACCGAAAAAATCGCAATAGATACATTCGCACAGAATATATCTAAAAGTGCTTTAGGTACACACCCAGGTGTGAGCGCGCGATCCTTTTTTTACCCTTTGCGGTTCTTTTTTTGTGAAGGTCCCCAAGCCGCTTTACCTCTCGTGGCATTAAATTATCATAATGTAGAACTCCGAATTTATTGGGGTTCAGAAGCTGCAAATTACAATTTCGAACTTTTCTCCAATTATTACTTCTTAGATAATGAAGAACGTGGAAATTTGGCCACTAGAAAACATGATATCTTGATAACACAGGTTCAAAAAAATGAACCAACCAGGGAAAAGATTCAAGAACTCACATTTAACCACCCCGTGAAATATTTAGCCTCATCTGATACGACAACACATAGTGCACTCACTTCCCCAACAAATAGAATTAAACTTAATATTAATGGTGTTGATCTAGCTAATTATAGATGGGGAAAACCACATTTCATTGACATTATGAGTTATTACCATACAAATTTTGTAACATCTCCAGATTTCTGGTTATATTGTTTCTGTCTAATGACAAGTTCCTTACAACCAACAGGTAGTCTTAACTTTAGTCGTATAGAATCTGCAAAAATCATGAGTGAAAACATGACAATTGATCACCCAATATATGCAGTAAACTATAACATTTTGAGAATTGAAAATGGAATGGCGGGTCTACTTTATGCGAATTAATTTAGGTATCTATATTAAATGGTGAAGAATATACCTACCGTTGAAAGATCCACCAGAATTAGGTTCGGTAAAAATGCACTGGACGACCAGGCGGATAATACAATCGTATTCAATGCATCAGACGAAGAAATTAGTGCTACTAGGCCCAGCGCTGTATATTTACACCCCGTTCGTCTCCGTGAAGATTATTCTAATAAAAATGTCGTATTACTGATGTATGATAAAATTACAAAGGAAATTACTGAATCCGGTGAAGCTGCGACAGATATTATTAATACAAGTCTACAAGGTGCAACAGGTTTTGGTAATGTCACATCAAATATATGTATATTTCATGGGTCTTCAGATGGTGGAGGTGTTAGTTTTATAACTTCAAACAGCGTTGGTATAGCTAATTCTAATCCACGAGATCACACCCTTAGTGTGGGATCTAATTTATTTATAGATGATGTCGGATCTAATATTCTAGTTGTAACCGGTAACGTGAGCATCACAGAGGATTTATTTATTGAGGGGAATTTAACCGTCATGGGTTCAACATCTCTCATAGTTACAGATAATACTTCTATTAAAGATGCTGTCATTGAATTAGGTAGAAATAATACGACTGGTGATGTTACATTAGATTTAGGTATTATATTCACTCGACCGGAATCGAACGTTGTAATTGGATTTAAAGAAAATATAGATGAAATTATTATTGCTTATACAAATGATGGTGCTGAAAATCGAGAAATAGATCCTATAACAAATGAACATGTTAATGTTCACGTGTATGGACGCGTATTTACAGAAGCTAATGTAGGTATTATCAATATAAACCCCATTCACACACTTGATGTTGGTTCGAATTTATACGTTGATGATCTTGCTTCTAATGTATTAGTTGTCCGAGGTTCGGTGGATATCACAGATGATTTAACTGTCACCGGTAACGTTTATGTTGGACAAGATGTAGAAGTTGTAGGTAACGTATACATTGACGGAAATGTGAATGTGTATAAAGACCTATCTATTACTGGAAACGTCTACACAACTGGAAATACGTTAATTAGTGACCAATTAACTATTACTGGTAACGTGTACGCAGATCAGGATATAGAAGTTGTAGGTAACGTGTACATTGACGGAAATGTGAATACATACAAAGACCTATTAGTTACCGGAAACGTCTACACAACAGGTAATACGTTAATTAGTGACCAGTTAACCGTCACTGGTAATGTGTATGCAGATCAAGATGTAGAAGTTGTAGGTAACGTATACATTGACGGAAATGTGAATACATACAATGACCTATTAGTTACCGGAAACGTATATACAACAGGTAATACGTTAATTAGTGACCAATTAACTATTACTGGTAACGTGTACGCAGATCAGGATATAGAAGTTGTGGGTAACGTATACATTGACGGAAATGTGAATACATACAAGGACCTATTAGTTACCGGAAACGTCTACACAACGGGAAATACGTTAATTAGTGACCAGTTAACCGTCACTGGTAATGTGTACGCAGATCAGGATATAGAAGTTGTAGGTAACGTATACATTGACGGAAATGTGAAT